AGCCATAAAATGTGCTGCTCCTTCTTTACTTAGACCTTCTGGCATCCAATAAGAGGTAGATTCTTCATCAATTTTCTTCTCTTTTTCTTTTATCTGTTTGATTTTCTCATAGGTCAAACGCCGTACAGCATCTTTGAATCCTCTAAGTCTACCATCAACTTCGACTTCTTCATCAACAGGACCTTCGCCTTCCTTCCATCCTTTTTCGATAGCAGCGAAAAATTCTTTCTTTTTCTTATCATCCAATCCACCAGGACTCTTAACTCCAAATTTATCTAACATTTTTTGATAAAATTCTTTATATTTCTTTTGGAGTTCAGATTCTTCATTGGTCAATTCAGCGTCTTCACCTACAAGTTTAGGTACACCACCTTTTTTGAATGATTTCTTTAGTGCTTTCTCTGCCTTCTTTAAGTCTTTTTTCTTAACAGTTAATTCACCTTTTTTATTAATTTCGGCCTCTATTCCCACATCATCTAATGCCATGATTGCTTGTAATTCATTGCTCTCATCGACTTCAACATCTTCTGTTTTTGCCTTTTCTTTTTCTTTCATTTGTCTGATTTTCTCGTAGGTCAACCGTCTAAGTGCTTCTTTAAATCCCCTACATCGACCATCAACATCAACTGCTTCCATTGCCAGATATTCTTCTGCATCTAATTCTTCGCCAACAATTTTTGGAACTTTATTAACATCTTTAGATTGTTTAAGTACTTTTGCAGCCTTCTTTTCTGACCCTTTTTCTACAAACAATTTTCCTTTTTCAAAAAATGGTTCATATCCTAATGGACCATCTATATTTTCATCTTCCATAATTCCAAGAACAACTTCTTCATATCCTTCTGTTAGGTGAGTACCAGTAACAGACCTTCGGACCGCTTCTCTAAAATTCATTTTACCCTTTCTAACTTGCTCTAATTTTGGCTTGGTATTAACTTTTTCTTTTTTACCAGACAGTTTAGCTTCACCACTTCGAAACTTTTCCGCATCCGATTTGTCCTGTACCTTTTGCATTATTTTTTCAAGATGCCCTACGACTTTTTGAACAACCGTGTCAACTAATACTGGATCTACTCCATCATCTTCAGGCTCTTCCTCATCCGTGGAAGTGGTTCATCCTTTGGTTTAGCTTCTGGTTCTGTTTCCGGCTCGTCTTGGTCGCCTACAGGAGCCTCATCTTCATCCTCTTCAGGTTCTTCTTCATCTTCCTGTTCTACTTTTAATTTCTCAGCCTTTACTTTTTCGGCCTTCATTTTCTCTTTGGCGAGCTTCTTTTCTTCTTTTTTTGTCTCACCATCTCTCTTAACGAGTCCGGCGATCACATCTAATAGGCTATCGGATGCCATACACTTCTCCTGTAAATTGTGTAAATGTTTTTATAGGTTTTATATCTTCTGCAATTTGAACTTGATGATCATTCAAAAACGAATAGTTAAAAGGTATTCCTGTTCGTTTTCCAACACTCTTCAATAATCTTATTGCTTTACCAGAACATTGCATATAATCTCGTACATCTTGTTCGTTTATCATTTTTTCTGGTACTTGTGCTATAGTAAGACACTTATCAACCAATATTAATGATTCTTTAAGATATGCTAATTCTGGTTTAGTAAAAGAACTTTGAGCAATACTATTAACAAGTTCATCGTATAATTCATATGCCTCACTACAAGTAGATAGATTTAAAGTTTCATATCCTTGCCATGTAAGTTCTTTTGCATCTATCTTGAGGTCACAATTTGTGACTTCAAGTGGCTTTCGTAATCCTCTTCGGCGTTTCATTCCTTCACGTATAACATCTAATTTCAATCCTACACGTACATCATTCATCATATTTTTTGCATCTTTATCACTCATTCCTGATGGTACTCCTGCTTTAAATAAATCAAAATCACCTTTAACTGCTGCTTCTCTCATCTTGGAAGCAGACATGCCTGAAGCACCTGATGCGTCTGGATCACGTTCACCTGCACTAACTATATCTATTTCTTTATACTCATAAAATCCATGTTTTGAATCTACTCCATTGTAAGTATTTAGTAATGAATTGAAGTCTGAAACTCTATCACTACCCACAACCATTACTAATTTATCATATTTTCCATTTAATTCAACGGCAACTTCAAGTGCAGTTTTTGCTGTTGACCTAGTTTGAAAAGTTTTCCGCTGTCTTGGAAACGCCTTCTTCAAGTACTTGAAAATTTGAGCCTTGGAAAGTGGATTTTTCTTTGTATCTTGTGTGCTACTTGTATATACAAGTGCTTTACCACCTTCTCTTTGCGCAGTTGCTGTCAACGCATTTAGTAACTTTTCGTGTCCAATAGTGGGAGGATTAAATCTCCCGAATACAAATACTGCTGTGCTCATTTTATAATATTACCTAATTCTTTGTAAAGCTTTGTTACTGTTCTAAAATCATCCTTTTTCATAGCTTTAATCATTTTTCCCATTACTTCTTGCGTGATATCCACAAGATTACTAATTTCTTGGAATCCTTCTCCAACTTCTTCTCCTCTGGGAATGAAACTGCTGTTCTTCCTCTGACCTTTCCACTGTCTTTTGAACATATTTCCAGCGCCTATCCTGTTTTCTTTCTTCTTGTGTTTCTTTTTATAATCTTGTAAAGCTTTAGCCGTTTTCTCATCCCCCTTGCCAGGAGTGGGCGGTTGTTTTTCTACTTTTCCTCCCGCTTTCTTCCATTTTGCAATGGCTGGTGCTCTTTTTAATGCATCTTTCCTTGATTCACCTTCATGAAGTTCCGCAAATGTTTTTTTCATTAGTACCTTATTTCGTCAAAACTACTGATTTTTGTAATTTTACTACCTTTACCTTGACCTTTAAAATCTCCTGTCAAATCATAAGTAGCAGGCCAAGCACCCATTCCTTTGTTCCCCTTCTCCATATGTTTCTTGACGAGAGAAAGATTACTGAATTTCTTAACATATTTTTTCGCATCACTTAATTCATAAGTTACAAGTCTTGCTGTTCCTGCAAAAGCCATAACCACTTCACCATCTGAATTTACTCTACCGAATCCAACATAATATGAACCTTTTGGATAGAGAAAACTTCCACTCTTATCCGGCCCGGTAACAGTCATATACAAAGCTGTAGGAAGTTGTTCATCGTCTGGTAAATGTCTATTATCACTTCCTTTTAAATTACCACCAGTTCTTCCAGCGTAAGAATCATCCATGTAAAGAAATTTAGAAAAAGCAATAATCTCACTACCACTCTTTAAATCTGATCCAGAATATTTTTTAATATCTTTTGCTTCATTGATATGTTGTTTAAATGTTCTCATTTATTTGTCCCAATTCTTTGCTGCATTAAAGTTTTGCATTGAAAATTCCATTCGGTCTACTAATTTGACGGCTCCCCCTTTGAGAGAATCTATAGCCACAAATCCCTCCGGTGCCGTAACCCGATATCCTGTAGATGTCTTTATAAATGTTTTCGTTAATCCTTGAATACTTTCTAACTTACGAACAATCAATAGTTTAGCATCAATAAGTAGATTCTGCATGGCAAATATCTTAACAAACTCTCCTGAATTCTTTCTAAGAAACTTCACATATTTGTCCATTATTTCTTTTTTGACTTTCTTTGTTTTCTCTTGTTTTACTTTATCGATATCTGCCTTCAATTTGTCATATACATACGCAATCATTCCAGCAGTATGTTTCTTAACATTTTTGACCTTATCACCCGACCGGACCTTCGTATTGTAGTAGGTTTTCACCATCAAGGATGTTTGTGGATCATTTGCAATCATTCCCAAAATATTTGAATCCAATTTCTGGAATAAACTTCCTGCTTTTTTTAATATTGCTGTAACATCCCCGGTTTCCTTTTTTGTCATGGTAGCAGTTCCAGACTGATCCTTGAACGCCGCATCGGCTTGCCATACTGTATTTTTTTCTCTATAAGCTCCAGAACTAACACCAAAAGAGGCGGTCATGTCTTCCATCGTATCGCCACTATAAGTAGTGTGCCATACGATCCCCATATTCGAAGACATTATTTTGGCCGCCAATTTGGTTTTTACTGGTACTGCATAAACAATCGTATTCGGTTGAAAGGTGATGTAAGATTCGCCACCGATTTCTTCTCTTTTTAAATCATCTTTCGTGTACATCATATCACCCTGAAGAACACCCTTAATGTTCACTCTGGATAACTCTGCGAGTGCGACCTTGAGTTTATCTGCTAGACCTCCGGAATGATTATCGTCTATATCTGCTTCTGTATAGTTTATCTTAGCACTCTTATTGAACACTCCTTTGGACCCGACAAAAAATCGGTCATTCTCTGGATTATAGCCAGCGAACACTGCGGGTGCTCCGTCCCATTTTACGGTTACATTTACGGGAGCATCAGAGTGTCCAGCTAGCATATCTCGCAGACCCTGTAGAAAGTTTATTGCTCCCCTTGTACCCGCTACTCCATGATTCAACACCTCATCTTCAAGGTGTTCCATGTGGAGGTTTTTTTGTTCTGTTAAAAATTCAGAGAATGCGAACACTTACCACTCCTTTATAACTTCTTTTTCTACTTCAGCTTTCATCGTAAAACTAGATCCGCTAGAAGTAGTAAAATTTAACACAAGATATTTTGTTTTGAACGTGGTTTTTTCTTTCTCTTTTTCTTCTTTTGAAGCCAACCCCGACATTAAATATACCTGGGTAACATTATGTCCTCCTAAATTATACGTTGATGCTGTTGCTTTTGATGGCGTTATTTGTATTACTATGTACGGTTGATCAAGTTTCACATTTTCAATATCTTCCACTGCCTTTGCATGAAATAGTGGTTGAGTTGTAAGATAATGAGCTGAGCCACCATGTCCATAAACTATCCATAAAGGAAGACGAGTATTTCCAAATTTAGCTTCTGACTTTACATCAGCAACGAATGTCTTGGCCGCATCGACTACGTGTTGATGTGTTTTAATATTTGAAATGAGGTTTTTTAAAATAACATTAATTGCATTATATGCTGTGTAATGTGATGCCACTTTAAGCAATAAAAAGAAGTCCTTTGTAGTTAACCCCGTATCCCTTCTCCCCTTCTTATCTGGTTCCACTTCTTTCCAATCATCATTTTCTAGTTTTTCAATAATACGTCCCACTCTTGCCATCATTAGATTTTCATCAAGTTTTGCAGCAGCATCTGTTGTCAGAAGTTTTACTGCTTCACGTGCACCAGTAAACTTTGCTGATTTTTTTGCATTCAAAAAATTAATTATTTTCTCTTTATCAGTTAGTCCTACTTTTTTAATAAGATCATCAAGAGATACATATAAAGAATCAGTATCAGAAGCTAAAACATAATCTTTATCTTCAGTTTCTAACACTTTATTTAAATATTTATTTACTTCATTTTCATTCACAATTCTATTTATTCCCTCTTTACTTAATCTATCTTGTTGTTCGGTCTTTATCTGGT